ATAGGAAGAGGTAGTGCAAAGGATCTTAGCTCTGGAGCCAAAAACGTAATTATTGGTCACGATTCAGCAAATTCTGGAACTAATGATTTAACCAGTGGTGATAATAATATTATTATTGGACATGATGCGGCAGCTAGTGCAGCAGATGTAGATAATGAAATTACTTTAGGCGACACTAATATTACTAAATTAAGAATACCAGCATTAAGTTTTTCTATAAGTGCTTCTGCTGTGACTAACGGTGCTGCGTTCTATGAAAATGCTAAGACTGTAGCTGCTGACTATACTTTAAGTGGATCTAACGCAATGGCAGCAGGTCCAATTACTATAAATTCAAGCGTCACCGTCACTGTAAGTTCTGGTGATACTCTTACTATTGTTTAATTATGGCTGAACGTACCACAGAAGAAATTGCAACTTTATTTAAAAATGCCGGTGATAGCGTGACTGTTATAAATAGAATAGCAGCGTTAGAATCTTTGACAGATGAAAACAAAGCAAGAATTAAACGTAATGTGGATCATTTAGAAAGAATAAAAGGCTATACAAAAGAAGATGGCACAACTAGCATTTGGACAACTGAAGACTTCACAGAGCAAGATGCTGCGGTTACACTAGGAAAAACTAAGTACTAATGAAAGCACTAATAGAAAAACAAATTCTTGAATGGCAACAAGAGATTATTAAACAGAATACTTATGTAATGAGATTAGAGGGTGGAATACAGGCTTATCAGTTGTTACTACAAAAGATGAATGAAGAAGAAGAAAAAACAGGAAATATAGAACTAGGGGTAAAAAACGAAAAAAAGTAGAAGGGATACTTGTAAGAGAGTGTCCTGTCTGTGGTACTAACTTTAATACAATGGAACAACGTAAGATATATTGTTCTGGAGCGTGTAAAACAAGATCATGCAGAGCTAAAACTGCTAGTTAACTTTAGGGGCCATTTGTCTAGTCATAATGCCCATAGTGACGTATAAAGGAGTTAAGCCTATAATTAAAAGTAATGTAGCTATGCTCATTACAGACATAGCTTTAATTACAGCAAATTTTATCATGTTTCAAAAGATAGCTAATGTTTTGAGTATTGTCTCATTTTTAATGGTAACTTCTGTTATTGGTGGAGGATACTTTGGTTATAAGTATGTAACGTCAGAACAGTTTAAAACTAAGATGATGAATCAGGTTATGGGTAATGTTCAAGGATTGATGCCGAAAGTATTAGATCAAGGGTTACCAGAAATGACAGGCCCATCTTTACCTACAACTAAACTTCCTAAGTTCTAATGAAGTGTTACTGGTGCGATACAGAATTAATAATAGGTGGTGACATTGATATTGAAGATGGGATGAATGGTTATCCTGAGTTTTCGGTAATGACTAATTTATCTTGCCCTAAATGCTCTTCGGAAGTAGAGGTATTAAAGAAAAGAGATGCCTACGATTAAGGTTCCTGAGATAACACTTCCTTCTATTGATATACCAGACGCACCATATTTTATTCAGCATAAATTAGGAGGCAAAATACCAGGCTGTAACTTATATCACAGAGATTTAGAGACAACACGCAATCCATCCTTATTGATAGCAGATCCTAATGGTACGTTTATTACCTGTCCAGAAGGGCAGATTCCTTCATTCGATCCAATAAGATATGACGCTAGTGAAATAATTTATACAGAAGATAGTCCTGTTAATACTGCTAAAGAAAATCGAGAACAAATTGTCCAACCACCAAGAAAAGAAGAAAAGAAACCTACAGAATTACCACCTTGTCCTGGTCCTAAAGATCAAAGAATTAAAGATTTTCGTAACTCTTCTAAGTTAGAACGTGTTTCTGGACATAAAAGAGGGGAAGATGGTGTTGAGTGCATCACTATCTATGAAAACGTCCCGTTTAAAGATCAGTACATTCCAGAAGTTTCTACTATTGTATCTACTGCTGTTATCGGCTTGGTCGCTGCCAGTACTCCACTTCTTCTTAATGTAGTAAAACCATTAGTAAAACAAGTAGTTAAAAAGCTGACAAAGAAGAAAGATAAGTTAGAATAAAAGAACCCTATTTTTCTGGCGATGGATAGGGTGTCTAGGTAGGCAAGTTCACCCGTACTTGTCTACTGCTTTAATTTATGAGTGTGTGGGATAACTTGATTTGGAACGCTAGTTAATACAACATTTTTACAGGTAACAGCATCTTCTCCAATAAACTTAACTCCTAGTTTTAGTTGTTCTGCACATATCTTCAGTCTTGCTAAATTGGCTTCAAGTTGTGCTTTCTGTAATGCAAACTCTTGTCCTTGAATATGAGTTTCAGCAGCTTTTAAACAAGCCTTATTGAACCCACCACCTCCTAGTGGTATTTGTATTGATGCTGTAATACCATAATTAAGGTTAAATGTTGTCTGATCTATTCTTGGTTGTTGAGATTGATAAAGAATATTACCAGGATTAATAAGATTACCATTAGCATCTTCTGAAAGATCGTAAATATTGGTTCTGGTTGTTGTAATTTTTGGATGGCTGTAATTTTGTCCTTTAGTGACAAAGGGATTGATAGCCAAAGTTGGTAATTGACATTGAATACCTTGTGAATATCTATGAGTTGGGAAGCCTCCCGAAATTGATTGATACCCATTATTGATAACCGTTCCAGAACTGGATGCACTTGGTGAACTGACAGTATTAGCAAGGGTTTTTGGCGGTATTACTAATATTATTGCGAGAAGATACTTAGTGAGGTGCTTGTACTTTCTGTATTTATTGTTCTTTGGATCGTAGATACGGCATCTAAACCAGGTGCTAAAAAGTTTTCTGTAATTGAAAATGCTTCCCCTGGAGTTTTTATCTCCCATTGTGGTTTCGTATTTAAATCTGGAGTTACCCATTTAAATGAAACCCCATTAAATGTCTGCGTATTTGTATAGGTTGCATCAGGTGATATAACAGTTCCGCTAGTTGGTTGTACGTTAGACCCTTGCATTGAATATGAATACCCTGTCCTGTAGTTCTCCGTAACAATAGTTTCGACAATAACTGTCTTGCTGTTTGAAGATGATTCAATTTGACCTGTAGAAAATGAAGGCGTAATACTGCCAGCATTTGCACTAGGTATTGCAAAGAATAAAAATACAAGCCACCTCATTAATCAATTTCTAATTTTATAGTACTGGACATTTGTGCTGTAACACCTGCTCCTGTAGCAGATAAGTTAACTGTCATTGCTCCACCAGAATCCATTGTCATAGCTGTTGTACCGATATCTCCACCTGAGACTGTTGTTGTGTCTCCGAAGATAGGCAAAGCTGGAACTACACCATTAGTAACTGTTGTACCTAAAAAACTTGTAGGGATAGTATCTCCTTGAATAAAACTCTCAGATACAGACCAAGCATCCCCTGCTGTAGTAACTGCATAGGTAGTTGTTGAATCTATAGTTGGAACTCCATTTGTTATTTGTGCATCTGTTAAATCTAGAGTACCTATAGCACCAGCAGTTTCACTAGCAGTTGGAGTTACGTTTGTACCCGAAGCAGAGAAGGTCGTACCAACACGATTAGAAGTCGAACTTGCTCCTATCGTAGAAACAGATACAACATTCTGAATTGAGTGATTTATATCAGCGTAAGCTGGTGCTGATAATAGAAATAAGAATGGAAGTAGTTTTTTCATTTTTTAGGGTCAACGATTTCCGCACCAATAATTTTAATTGGTGTTTCAATTCTAACTGTTTGATAACCACCCGATTGTGATGCTAGTAACGCTTCCACTTCTTTTTTGTTTAGTGGTTTTTCATCAGGTTTAAAAGTACCATCACCTCTTTTCTTGGCTCCCTCCAAACCGAAGCTGGCTAGGGCTCCCGTCAGAAGCGATGCAGGAAAAGTGATGTCCTTTGGTTCGTTTGTATAACCTGGGATAGAGATGTAATTTAGGCTGACGATAAAACCAGACCACCCAACTACAACAAGTCTTACTACTACTGAGATAAAGGCAAGTTGCTCCTCTTTATCCTCAATAGTCTCTTTGAGTTTTTTGAGTGGGCCTTTTTTGACTTCTTCTGTCATAACTAGGATTTATTAGTCATACTAGACATAATTAGGAATTTAAGCAAATGACAGAAGTACAGGCAATGTTGTTAGGAGCAGCAGTTACCGCATTTGTTATGGTCTTGTCAAACATGAGTAATCGTAGAGAACGTACCATAATAGATATTTACAACAGATTAAACAAGTTATCTCAAGCGGTTAGCAGGTTAGAAGGCCAAAACCGATAATCTTTGGTATGTTTGGGATGTAACACATACTTTTTTATGTATAAGATTCTAAAACCAATTTTGATGACGTTTTTAACAACAACGGCTGTTAAAAAATTAGTTGTGGACTTAATGAAGTCACTTGCTAAACAAACTACAAATACTTTAGATGACAAAGCAGTTGAGA